AAACAGGGACGATATAAAAGACGAAAACATAAGCATAACTATTAAAGGGGTATAGCATGGATATCAACGTAAATATAAATGAACATTTTAAGGATTTTGTCCTTGATGAAAAGCATAACATTTATTTTGAATTAGGCGGTTATGGTAGTAGCAAATCATACAACACGGCTTTTAAAACAGTCCTGTTATCACTCCAGGAAAAAAGAAAAATACTGGTAACTCGGCAGGTAAAGGATACGTTAAAAGAGAGCTGCTTTGCCGATATAGTCGAAATAATAAATGATTTAGGCTTAGATGACTTTTTTAAAATCAATAAAAGTCCTATGGAAATAATCTGCCGTAGAAATGGCAGTAAATTTATTTTTAAGGGGCTGGATAAAGCAAAAAAAATAAAATCTATAAGAGATATAGACACTATATGGATTGAAGAGGCTGATGAAATTGACTATAAGACATTTAAAGAACTTAAAAGCCGTTTGAGAACGCAGAAAAACAGGAATATTTTAATTATAACAACTAATCCTAATGAATTAGATACATGGACTTACAAATGGCTTACAGAAACATTATCAAAGGTTGAGATGGATATTAACGACTTATACAATAAACGGATCATAAAAATAGAAGACATTACCAAACTGGAAAGTGGAGATGTGAACATTGAAAATATTTACCTGCACCACAGCAATTATAAAGATAATAAGTTCCTGGATAAAAACTTTATAGCAGAGCTTGAGAATGAAAAGGATGACTTTCAAAGGGCTATTAAAAAACTGGGACATTTTGGGAGTAGCGGAGAAAAAATACTTAATAATATCGTCTAGCTTAAACAGGAACAAATAATGGCAGTAGTCAAAAACTTATATAACCTTTATAGCGGTTTTGACTTTGGATTTGCTAAATCTTATAACGCAATAGTGAGGCTGGCGATAGACGAAGAAAACAATAATCTTTATATATACGATGAATTTTATGGCAAAGAAATAACAGATACGGAAATGCTCGAAATGGATATCATAAAGCAATTAATAGCCGAGGGTGAACTGGTGTATGCCGATAGTGCAGAGCCAAAAACAATAAGGTTTTACAAAATGAATAATCTAAGCATATCAGGGGCTAAAAAGACACCTGATATAAGCAAGGCTGGAGTAAAGAAGTTGCAGAACTTCGATAATATTTTTATAGACCCTATTAAATGTCCTAACACTTACAGGGAATTAACAATGATGAAATGGCATTTGAATAAAGATGGCATTATTGCAAAAAATCCAAAAACAAATAAACCATTTAATATTGACCCGCACACATTCGACGCAATAAAGTACGGGCTTAATAAATACACGCCGTATATATTTGATAAACATCATTATAAAAGAGAGGAGGAATAAATGTTTAAATTTTTAAGAAAAAATAAAAGGCAACCGCCCCTCACATTAGCAGAATATATCCAGTCTTTTGATTGGACATACGAAGAAAATAACGAACGATTTTTAAAAGAACTATATAAAAATCCCTTTACAAGTGCAGCAATAACGAGAATAAATGAGGCACTGCAAAACTTGGAATGGGGAGCGTATAAAAAAGGCTATAACGATAACGTAAAGGAAATTAAAGACAGTTACGTGAGCAGAACATTAGAAAAGCCTAATCCATTATTAAATATAGACCAGTTTATCAGTTATTTTGCCCTTTATTATATTTTGTTCGGCGAATTGCTGGTAATGCGTATTGACTTATTTACAAAGTCAGAATTGATACTCTTTAAAAGAGGAACTTATACAGTTGAATACGATTCAAGCAACGTACTTAACGGAATTAAAAGTATATGGGTAAATATGCGGGAATACAAAGGCGAGGAACTGAAACAGTTCCATTATATAAAGGGCGTAAATATATATGACAGCATTGCAGGAGTCGGAAGAGGAATAAGCAAAATACAGGCGTTGTCAATGCTACACGATTATTATTGCTACATAACTAAATGGAATAACAACGTGCTGAAGAATGGTGGGAAACGCGAACTAGTTGCACTCTTTAAGGATTTTCTTAATCCACAAAGAAAAAAAGAAATTAAAGAATACATCATGGAAAATTCAGGAGCGAAAGCTGTTGGAGAACCTTTAATATTAGATGGAGAAAACGTTGAAATAAGAAATGGGGATTTTAGCCCTAAAGAATTTGATTTCTTACAGGCAATGGATGAAATCAGAAATATAACGGCATCCGTTATGAATGTTCCGTCAATCCTTATAGGCGACAGGACAAACAGCAAATTCAGTAATTATAAAGAGGCTAAGCAAGACCTTTATACTGAAAATATACTGCCGTTAGCTACACAGATAGCCAAACATCTCACAACAATATTAAGCGATAAGCTGGAAAAAGGCGAGTACATAGACATTGACAGTAGCAAAGTCGAAGTCTTGAAAAAAAATAAAACTGAAATAATGAACTTACTTAATGGCTTAAGTTACTTAACTATAAATGAAAAACGGGCAGAATTAGAATATCCTGCCGTAGAGGGTGGCGATGAGATACTTATAAGCGGAATAGTGACACCGTTAAGTGAGGCATTAGAACCAGTTAAGCCTTTAGAAGAGGGTGACAATATTGAAGACACTGAATAAGAAAACGGCAAAACAGATAGCAAAGAAACAGTTAAAAATGAGAAATAAGCTCACATCAAAACAGTACAGCAGGATTAAGAAAGTTTTCTTAAAACTTGGAAGAGGTGTTGAGGAAACAAAAGAATTTATAAGTTTACTGACATATGAAACATTTAAAAAAGAGCTTATTGCTGTATTTAAAGTTGGCATTAAGGAAAGCGTGACAGAAACAGCTAAATTTTTGCAAACAGCAAGAGGAGTAAATAAAAAGTTTATCCCTGTTGTCAGAAACAAAACGCTGGAACAATACAGTAAGCAAGTAGTCGCCGAAAAAGTAACTAACATAAGCGATAAAACTAAAAAAGTAATTAACAAAATAATAACTAAAGGACAGGCAGAAGGTAAAAATATCAAAGCAATAGCTAAAGATGTTGAGAAATCTGTCAAAAATATGTCTAAGGACAGAGCTTTAAGGATAGCAAGGACAGAAACAGCACAGACAAGCACAGTAACGTATCACAACGGACTAGAGGCTGCAGGGTTTGACAAAACCTGGTGGCATGTTGGTGGCGGAAAGCCCGACAGGGAAAGTCATTTGGCATGCGACGGAGAAACAATAAAAGCAGATGAAGTTTTCAGTTGTGGACTAAAACATCCGCATGATCCAGAAGCAGAT